TCAAAGTTTCTGTAACTTGCTGTGTTCACTTGAGAAAGGTTAACATTACCATCTGGTGAAGTTTTAATAACTGTTGCACGAGTATCTTCTGGTTTGATCGGTGGATAGGTTATTTGTCCATTCTCATCAACAACTGCTGCTGGAGGTGTTGCAGGATCTTTTGTTATAACAGTACCATCAGGCATTACAACTGTGCCTGTTGCTGCTTTGGTAGTATCACTTGTATCAGGATTAAATCCTTCTAGTTCAATAGTTCCTGAATCAAAGTTCAACACACTGTTGATAATTTCTGTAATAACACCAAGTTTCTTAACTTTAGTTGGCGGTGAAATGTATATAGGAGCAATAAAACTTAATGTTGCTACATCTATTTCTGATTCTGTTCCTGTAGGAATACTTCTGCTACTAAAATTAATATTTTCAAGTTGTAGTACAGTTAAACTTGTCCAGTCAACATAATTATCGTTTGTTTGAAATTCTAAATCAGGATTGAACATCATAAAAATTTGTTCTAGTATTTGTAATTTTTGTTCAGTATTTGTACTCCAAATATCTACATTTACACTAAGCGTATACGGAGTTGGATGTAGTCTTTCTACAGTATATCCTGTGCCTTGTGTATTTTTATATTCATTTGCAGTAGTATCAAATTCTCTTTCTTTTACATTTATCTTACTTACAAAACTACTGTCGCTTAACCTTGCTCTATCCATTTGCATACTGGTAACATATACACTCATACGTGGAGCACTAGGCATTTTGTTTTCACTGTTTTCTTTTATAATGTTTGCAACTTGTCTTGTTAAATCACCATACATTACTGGTATTTGACGTAAATCTCCGTCACCATCTTTGTAACTAAAATTACTGAAAGCTCTGATAATTTGTGTTAGATATCTACGTATCTGCCCATCGTAAAAATATTGCATCAGTTATCTGCCTTTGGTCTCAATGCTTTGCTTAATGATTGTCTTTCAATAACATCTTCGCCAGCAATGTTATTTACAGTAGTATTGTTAATAAATGTTCCTTTTAGAGTATCACGCTGTAAGTTAGGTGTAAGTGTTGTTCTTACTTTATCTTCTACTTTGCGCCAACTGTTTCCGTCAAATCTAAATAGCCTATTAGGTACAAAATCTGTTCTTAAAAAATAATCACCTAAACCTGAATTAGAAGGAAAGCCTGGTCCACTGCCTAACGGAGCGCCGTTTGGTGGTAATCCGTCACCTACTAAGTATCCAGGATATCCTGATCTTGGAGGCATTTCAGTTATCTGTGAAACGTCTACTTCTTGATCAACTAAAAACTGTTCATCAACTGTGACTAAATTTACTTCACCATTGTCTAATACACTAATAGTGTAAAAATGGCTTGTATCATAACCTGATGCAGGAGTATTTTCTTCTGCTTGTGCAATAACAGCATTGTTTATTTGCATTTCTCTTTCATATGTTGACATTAAGTCACGCAGTGTATTGTTAGGATTTTCTTCATCACCTGCTGGTAGATCTAAAATGTCTTTGTACTCTTGACTATCATAAATTTGTTTTAATTTTAATCTATATAAATGCGGATACCAAGTTTGCGAAAATCCTTCTGCTGCACGATTTACATCTTCAACAACATAAAAACGTTTAAGTGCTACACTTAAATCATTTAATGCATATTCGTCATTTAAATGCGGAAGTTCAATTACATCTCCTGATATAATTTTTCTTCCTAGTGTTTTTACACTGCTATTCAAGTGTATTGTTAAAAATAGTGTGTCGTTGCTTAGAAACAAACCAAACTGGCTTAGATCAAAGTCTTGGTCTTGTACATTGTAATGTCCACGTAATGTGTAAATGTCTTCGTCATACTTTCTATCTCTGTTTTCTAAAAACAAAAGATCTTGTATATTTGTAACATCTTGTTCAGCATATTGCGGCTGTTCTTGTGTTACGTCATCACCTGTTGGATTTTTTGTACCTATGTACTTGTGTACGAAAAGATCAGTACCACCTACAGTAAATTGTTCGTAGATAACTTTATCTAAAAAATCGTAATCGTGGCTTTTTTCTGGTCTGTATAAACTTAAACGTGGCATAGTTATATTTATGCATAAATACTGTACGGAGAACTTCAATGGCAGATAGCAATTTAGTAACACAAAAACAACAAGTATTTGATTATGTTAACGCAATGTTAGGCGGGGGTATGGTCGATGTCGAGTTAGATCCAATGCATTATGAGACTGCATTGACTAAAGCATTGACAAAATATAGACAACGCAGTGAAAATGCAGTTGAAGAAAGTTACATAACTATCAAATTAGAAGAAAATCAAAACACTTATACGTTACCACAAGAAATTATTGAAATTAGAAAAATTTACAGACGCAGTATTGGTAGTAGATTAGGTGGTAGTGCTGATGGTGGTAGTTTGTTTGAACCATTTAATCTTGCGTATACAAACACATATTTGTTAGCAGGTTCAGGCATTGGTGGACTTGCAACATACGATTTCTTTGCACAACAGCAAGAACTAGTAGGACGTATGTTTGGTAGCTTTATGGAGTTCAAATGGAATCCTGCAACGTCTGTGTTGACTATATTACAAAGACCGAGAGCTGACGAAGAAGTGTTACTTTTTGCATATAATTATCGTCCTGATATGCAATTACTAAAAGATTACAAAGCAATACAGTGGATTAAAGATTATACATTAGCAAGTTGCAAATATATGCTAGGCGAAGCAAGAAGTAAATTTTCAACTATTGCTGGACCAGGCGGCGGTACAACACTTAATGGCGATTCACTAAAAGCTGAAGCTCAAGCCGAAATGGAAAAACTTGAAATGGATCTTGCAATGGCTGTTGCAGGTGGCACAGGATACGGTTTCTTAATAGGTTAAAGATCGTTGTCGTGAACATACATTTGCATTAGTGCATAATGTAAAACTTTCATTAAATCTTTTCTAGCATCTTCTGCTGTACCTTTTTTACCATACCTTTGCGCATACTTTAATACATTACCAATACAAAAGCCTGTTCCGTGTCCGCCATCTACAATAAATTCTGTTGCTTGAAATTTATCTTTTGCATAATGTTGACCATATGTTGAATCAATATATTTTGCAAATTCTTCAATATATTTGTTTTCGTCAAATTTGTAATTAATAGCCATACGCATTCCTTTTTATTTTATAATAGACTAGTTTAACAAAAAAGTCAATAGAAAAATACGTAGATTACTTGTTTAAAACCATCAAAATTCACCAAATCAGCTAAATAATAGTAATAAAGAATATGACCCATAGGAGAAATTAAAATGGCTTTAACATCACCAGGTGTACAGGTTAGCGTAATAGACGAGAGTTTCTACACTCCAGCTGAACCAGGTACAACACCTATCATCTTTGTAGCAACTGCTCAAGACAAACTAAATGGAGCAGGAACAGGTATTGCTCCAGGCACTACAGCAGCCAACGCTGGAAAAGTATTTTTGATGACATCTCAAAGAGATTTAGTAGAAACATTTGGAGATCCAGCTTTCTACACAGATTCAAATAATAATCCAATACACGGTGGAGAGCAAAACGAATACGGCTTACAAGCTGCATACTCATATTTAGGTGTAAGCAACAGAGCATATATTGTTAGAGCTGATGTAGACTTAGCAAACATATCAGCAAGTGCAACGCCAACCACTGCAAATCCAGCAGATGGTACTTGGTGGTTTGATACACAAACAACATTGTTTGGTATCCAAGAATGGAATTCAGCAGCAATTACAACAACAGGTGGACAAACTTTTGCAAATAAAACACCATTAGTAATTACTGATAAAACACAACTTGTAGGCGGATCAGCAACAGGTGCACCAAAAGGGTCAGTTGGTGTAGTTGGTGATTATGCTGTGAGAGCTACAACCACAACATTAAAAACATATTACAAAAACAAAAGCGGAGCGTGGGTAGAAGTAGGCAGCGCTCTTTGGAAGAAGAGTTGGCCATCAGTAACAAGTACAGCAGGCGGAACAACCGGCACAGGTGAAACATTCACACTAAATGGTACCACTGTTACTACATCAGGAACATCATTAAGCACAATGGCTTCAGATATTAATGGAGCAGGTGTTGCAGGTGTTACTGCTGCGGTTGTTGACAATAAATTAGAAATTTACAACGACGGATCAGGCCAAGACACTATTGTTTTAGCAGATGGTACAGGCACACCATTAACAGATGTTGGTATTACAGCAGGTACATATTACAACACTGCATTATCAATTGCACCACACACAAGCGTTCCAGAATATAAGTCAGGCGATAGTAATCCAAGACCATCAGGTAGCTTGTGGATCAAAACAACAGAACCAAATCTAGGTGCAAGTTGGAAAATACGCAGATGGAATGGCGCAACTGAAACTTGGGATTTATCAGCTTCGCCACTTTATACAGACAATGCAACTGCTATACAAAAACTAGATAATGCAGGCGGTGGTGCTAATTTAGCAACTAATGCAGTATACATTAAGTATAACGCTGCAAACGACACACCAGAATTAGCATCATACTATGTATATTATAGAGCTAGTGCAGGTGCAACAAGTGTAATTTCTAATAAAGTTACAGCAACTACATTTAGCGCAGGTGCATTAACATTTACAGTAAGTGAGTCATTAAAAGGCAATGCAACAATGACTACACCAGCAACAGCATCATTTACAGCAACAGGTGCAGAGTCAGACGCTGACTTAATGGCAGAAGCAGTAAATAACTTGGGATTAGTAAATGTTTCAGCAACTGTAGACAGTCAAAACAGAGTTACTATTTCACACAGACTAGGTGGAGAAGTAAACTTAGTAGATACTGATAACGCATTGACAGCAGCTGGTTTTGTACCAGGTACAACTGCTAACCTATACTGGCAGCCAGGTGAAGATGGAAGTAATCCAGAAAAACTCACTGCATCATTATGGAAAGGCTTGTCATACACAGCAAGTGCAAATGCACCTACTGCATTAGCAGCAGACGGAGCATTATGGTATAGCAGCGTAATTGACGAAGTTGATATTATGATCCACGATGGTACAAAGTGGACTGGTTATCTAAATGCTGATTCACCAGTTTACAATGCAACTCCTTCATTAGCACCAAGTGCAGCAGGACCAATTGTAAGTGCATCAGAACCAGATAATTCAAGTCGTCCAGATGGAAATAACTTAGTTACTGGTGATATTTGGATCAGTACAGCTGATTTAGAAAACTTTCCTAAAATCTATGTTTACAACGCTGCACTAGCAGGTAACAAATGGGTATTGTTAGATAACACAGACCAAACAACCGAAAACGGTGTACTATTTGCTGACGCACGTTGGAGCACAAATGGCGGTACTGCTACTTCACATACAGAAGGTGATATTGCAGATCTTATTGCAAGTAACTTTGTAGATACAGATTGTCCAGATCCAGCATTATACCCAAAAGGTATGCTTTTGTGGAACACACGTAAGAGCGGATTCAATGTTAAGAAATTTGTACGTAATTACGTTGACATAAGCGGTGTAAATGTGCGTATGGGTGAAGCTAGTATGGCTAACTACTATCCACACAGATGGGTTACTGAGTCAGCTAACAATGCAGACGGCTCAGGTGCATTTGGTAGAATTGCACAACGTAAAGTAGTTGTACAAGCACTACAATCAATGATTAATAGTAATGACGATATCAGAGATGATGAGTCACGTATCTTTAACTTGATTGCAACACCAGGTTATCCAGAACTAATTGGTGAAATGATTAGCTTGAATGCAGATAGAGGACTTACAGCATTTGTAGTAGGTGACTCACCAATGCGTTTAGCACCAGATGCAACATCATTGAACAATTGGGCAACTAACCAAGCACTAGCACCAGAAGATAACGATGACGGACTAGTGACACGTGATGAATACTTAGGTGTTTACTACCCAAGTGGTTTTACAAGCGACAATTCAGGTAACAATGTAGTTGTACCTCCAAGTCATATGGTACTACGTACAATGGCACTAAACGATCAAGTTGCATTTCCTTGGTTTGCACCAGCAGGTACTAGACGTGGTGGCGTAAACAATGCTACAGCAACAGGTTTTATAAACGGCGAAGGCGAGTTTGTAAGTGTTGCACTAAACGAAGGTCAAAGAGATACACTGTATCAAAACAATGTTAACCCAATTACATTCTTAACAGGAGCAGGGTTGGTTGTATTTGGACAGAAAACTCGTGCAAGAGCTGCAAGTGCTTTGGATAGAGTAAACGTTGCAAGACTTACTGTTTACTTACGTAGTCAGCTTAACCAACTCGCAAAACCATACTTGTTTGAACCAAATGATAAAATCACACGTGACGAAATCAAACAGCAAGTTGAAAGTTTAATGATTGAGTTAGTTGGACTTAGAGCACTTTATGATTTCTTAGTAGTGTGTGATGAAACAAACAACACACCTGCTAGAATAGATAGAAATGAGCTATATGTAGATATTGCTGTAGAACCAGTAAAAGCAGTAGAATTTATTTACATTCCGCTACGTTTGAAAAACACAGGAGAAATAGCAGGCTTATAATCATTAAGTAGGGTGTTATTGATTTAACATCCTACAATGATAAATACTTGTAGATAGGAGTTTATATATGGCAATCTCAACACTCACAAATATTACAGTACCTTTGGCAAATGATACAAGCGCAACCAATCAAGGTTTGCTTATGCCAAAGCTACAATATCGTTTTAGAATTACACTAGAAAATTTTGGTGTATCAAACGAAACACAAGAACTTACAAAACAAGTAATCGATGCAAGTCGTCCAACTATTAGTTTTGAAAATCAAGAACTACACGTTTACAACAGTAAAGTAAATATTGCTGGTAAGCATAGTTGGAACGAAATCACAGTTAACTTGCGTGACGATGTAAATGGTAATGTTTCTAAACTAGTTGGCGAACAACTACAGAAGCAATTTGATTTCTTCGAACAAGCAAGTGCTGCATCAGGTATTGATTACAAATTTACACAGCGTTTAGAAATACTAGATGGTGGTAACGGTGTAAATGCTCCAAATGTTTTAGAAACTTGGGAAATTTACGGCGCATACTTAACATCAGTAGATTACGGTTCAGTTGCTTACGCAAGCAGTGATCCAGTAACTGTTGCACTTACAATTATGTACGACAACGCAATCCAAACACCAGTTGGATCAGGCGTTGGTTCAACAGTAGCAAGAAATGTCAGCAGCCTTTCAACAGGTGGCGGCAGCTAATAATTAAAAAAGAGATTGCACGAAAAGGAGTCTTTATGGCTCCTTTTTTTATTATATACGTGTATTAATAAAGTGATAAATACGTTATGAGTAAGTTTAACGGATTCTTTGATAATTTTACAAGTGCTTTAGGTAATCCTAAAGGTAATATGGGCGACTATGCACACGCCAGTGCTTTATATGTACGTAACAATTTACGTTTAGCTCCTAACTTTAAGTTTCTCTATCACGTTGTATTTGACATTAACCAAGTTGCATTAGCAAGTTTAGGAAACGCAGCAGGACAATTATTAAACAAAAAAGAATTTAACTTACTTGTACAATCAACAGATTTACCTAGCTATACTTTACAAACAGATACAAAAAATCAATATAATAGAAAAAAAGTTATACAAACAGGTTTGAGATACGATCCTATTACTATGGTGTTTCACGACGATAACGCTGGCTTAACAACATTGTTATGGGAAAGTTATTTTAGATATTATTATCAAGATCCTAACTATGCACGAAAAAACGCAATAGGACAACCTGATACAACTGTTCCTTTACAATATATTAACAATCCTGATAATATATACGGAAGTGATATACGAAATAATTACAGATATGGCTTAGACAAAACAAGACCAAATGCACCATTTTTTAATAGTATTACAATCAATCAATTGCACGGTAATAGCGGCGAAAGTACATTTACTAGCTATACAATAATCAATCCATTAATAACAAGTTTGAGACACGATAACCTTGAACAAAATTCTTCTAACTTTACTAAAAACGAAATGCAAGTCGAATACGAATCTGTAATGTACGGCAGAGGATTAACAACAGAAGACAATCCAGCTGGCTTTGCAGATCCATCGCATTACGATGTAACACCAAGTCCTTTATCAATTGAAGGAGGTGGTACAAATAATTTATTTGGCGATGGAGGTATACTTAGTGGTATTACATCTGTGTTTAAGGATATAGAAAATAACAATGTAAATGTTGGTACAGTTTTAACAGGTATTAATAGTATTAGGAATATTGATAATCTTTCTAACAACAGTTTACAGGCAGAAAAAGATGCTATATTAGACGGGGTGCTTGCACAATTTTCGCTTGCTGCTATAAACGGTTTAGCAAATACTGTATTTCCTTCAGCACAAACATCGTCTACAACTTCGTCACAGCAGATATCAGATACAAACAATAATATATTCAACTTGTCACGTAACGATGCAATAGATTTTTTAAATAACAATCAACAAGCCAGAGACGATTTTGCTTTTAGAAATTTATACTTCAATTCACAACAAGCTGGTAATTTAAATGATAGAAAAGCAGCTTGGAATAATTTAAGTAGAGCACAAAAAGATGCATTTGGACAGGTTGCAATAGATAACTTTGATAACATAAGGAATGTTCAATGAGTGACAATTATACAGATGTAAGTGGTATATCAAAGAATCCTGATAGTGCAGGTGAAGTAAAAGAATTTTTCAACAAATATTTTACAAAACAAATAAGTTATACATCTAATCAAGTCGATAGTGTAGTTGGATTTTT